GGCTTTCCAGACCAAATACATCGCGGGCGCGCTGATCCTGGACGCGGAAAAAAACGCCTGACCGCTCTCGCCGACTGGGAGTTCGGCGGGGGCGGTGAATATTGCGCGGCTTGTCCAACAGTTTGTACGGAATGCCCACGCACTCTCCATCAACCCCTGACACTCGAGGGCTGGCAGATCTGGGATCTGGTCCAGCGCTTAGGCGGCCAGATGCGCGTGGCTGGCGGTGTAAATGGCGGTGCTGTTGTTGGCTGGGACATGGGCACGGCCCTGCAGCTTGGGGCGGCCCTTGGGCTTTCGCCTCTTATCATCGCGGAACTCTTGCCACCCACCGAGGCGGTGATGGTCCGCAAAACCAACCAAGAGATTGAACACCGCCATGGCTGAGAAAAAGGTATCCGTCCGGCTCTCCGCGACCGGCGGCCGACAGGTGCGCGCCGAGCTCGAAGGTGTCGGAGAGGCAGGTAAGCGCGGGTTTGGTCGTCTCTCGCGCGAAATGGAGCAGGCCAACGCCCGTATGGCGGCCTTCGCACGTCGGGCCCGGGTTGCGGCAACGGCCGCTGCTGCCGCACTCAGTGCCGCCGTAGTCTCCATGACGCGGTCCACCGTTGCGGCGGCAAATGAAATCAGCCAGCTGAGCCAGGTGGCCAATGCCAACCCGGAAGTATTCCAGCGCTGGTCGGCGGCTTCAGCCACGGTGGGTGTCGAACAGGAAAAACTCGCAGACATCCTGAAGGACGTGAACGATCGGGTAGGGGATTTCCTGCAGACGGGCGGTGGTCCAATGGCGGATTTCTTCGAAAATATCGCACCAAGAGTAGGTGTGACGGCCGATCAGTTCGCACGGCTCTCGGGTCCGGAGGCGCTGCAGCTATATGTCGACAGCCTGGAACGGGCAGGCGTCAGCCAACAGGAGATGACTTTCTACCTCGAGGCGATGGCGTCGGATGCGACCCGGCTCATTCCGCTTTTGCAGAACGGCGGGGTGGAAATGACCCGCCTTGGCGATCAGGCGCAGCGCCTTGGGGCCGTGCTTGATGCCGATGCGATTGCAGCGATGCGGCGATCCGAACTGGCGCTTGTCAGCATCGGGCAGGTCTTCACCGGGGTGCGCAACCGGATTGCGGTGGCGCTAGCGCCCACGCTAGAGGCCGCGGCCAATGCGTTCGTCGCGCTTGCGTCCAGCAGCAGCCCTATCAGTCGAGCTTTTGATGCAGTGCTGGCCAACCTTGATCGTCTGGCCATCTACGCCGGAACCTTCGCCACCTTCCTCGCCGGACGCTGGGTCGCAGCCATGGCAGCCGCTGCGCTGTCCGTGCGTGGGTTGGCAACGACTCTCGTCGTGTTGAAGGGCGCGCTCATTCGTACCGGCATTGGCGCGCTGATCGTGGGCGCCGGGGAACTGGTTTACTGGTTTACCCGTCTGGCGTCCGGCGCGGGCGGCTTCGGAGAGGCCATGCGGCTCTTGAAGGATGTCGCGATCGAGGTCTGGGATAGGATCAAGATGGGCGCGTCGGCTGCTGGGGCAGGGGCCACGGCGATGTTCTATGACCTGAAGGCGGACGCCGCTTCGGGCATGGCCTCGGCCATCGAGAGTGTGGTGGGGTTCGGCAACAGTACCGCCAACACCTTCGAAGGCGCTCTCCTGGCCGTGCGCGAGATATGGTCGCGCTTGCCGGCAGTGATCGGCGATCTCGTCTTCTCTGCTGCCAACCGCATGCTCGATGGGATTGAGGCCATGCTGAACGGCGCGATCCGCCGGGTGGATGCCTTCACTGGCAAGATCCGTGATGCTCTTGCTGCGGTTGGCATTGATACGACATTCGGCGAAATCGGCGAGATCAACCTCGGCGACATTGAAAACCCCTATGCGGGGGCGTCGGCTGATGCAGGGACAGCCGCAGCAGAGGCTTTCCGAAGTGCCTTTGAGGAAAATCCTCTCGCCGCCCCCGACCTTGGGCTGGACGGCATCGCAGCTGAGGCGCTGGCGACCGCCAATACATATCGTCAAGCGGCGACCGATCTTGCAAACGTGGCTACGGCACCGCTGACATCTTGGGCCGCGCTACGTGACGCCGTTGCGGATACAGGAGGTGACGGCGCTGCGGCGCTGGATGAGGCCAGCACGTCAGCGGACCGCCTCGCTGATGCGGTGAGCAGGGCGGGTGGCGCGGCGGGAAAGGCCAAGGAGGCCATCGTCACGGGCTTTGGTGCCGTCTCGAAATCGCTCTCAGATTACGCGAAATCAGCGCTTGATTTGGGTAAAGGACTTGGCGAGAGCCTCAAGGGGGCCTTTCGAGGGGCGGAGAGCGCCTTCCGTAGCTTCGTCGAGACCGGCAAGCTCGATTTCAAAAGCCTCGTGCGCTCAATCCTTGCCGATCTTGCGGTTCTCGCTTTCAAACGCGCGGTGTTGGGGCCTCTCGCCAATGCGCTCTCCGGCATTTTCGGTGGCGGATCTGTGACGGCAGCCGTTTCGCACACGGGTGGCATCGTTGGATTTTCTGGCACGCAGCGTGCCGTTCCGGCGCTCGCCTTCGCTGGTGCGCCAAGACTGCATGCCGGCGGTTGGGCCGGACTCAGACCCGATGAGGTGCCAACGATCCTGCAGCGGGGCGAGCGGGTGCTGAACCGTCGCGAAGCTGCCCAATATGGCGGTGCCAGACAGGGTTTCGGCGGGGTCACCGTCAACATTGATGCGCGCGGGTCGCAAATGGGCGTGGCGGAACAGATCGACGCCCGGCTGCGTGCCGCTCTGCCGGAGATCAAGCGTGTTGCCATTCAAAGCGTCGCCGAGCGCCGCGCCAGAGGCTATGCCATATGACCGTTCCATCACTGCCCCTGCATCTGGTTGAGAGCCTCGAGAGACGCTTGGCCACGAGTGTGACGGCCGCCACTTCGGGATTTACCGGCAACCAGCAAGTGCAGGACTGGGGAGGAGAATGGTGGGAGTTTACCTTCGAGATGGCACTGTCCAAGGGCAGGGATGCGCGGCGGCTGTCTGCCTTTTTCTCGGGACTCGGCGGAATGCGCGGCCTGTTCCTGTTCTGCGATCCCTCGGCCGGTCGTTCAAACCTCCTGGCTGACCCCATCGTCAGCGGCGGCGGTCAAACCGGGAATACGCTTGTCACAAGCGGATGGGCAGCCTCATCGCTAGCGCTTGAGACGGGCGACTTCGTTTCGCTTGGCGGCGATACCGATACGCGGCTGTACCAGGTCACAGCAGATGCCGTTGCGGATGCGGAGGGCGCGGCGACACTGCAGATAACACCGCGACTGCGCTCTTCGCCCCTGAGTGGTACCCCCCTGGAAATCGCCGCACCTGCGGTTCTGTTGCGCCTCACCGGTTCGGTGCCCACACGGATCAACAGGGCCGACAATCACCGCTTCAGCGTGACTGCCCGGGAAGCGCTCTGATGAGCCGTGATGTTACAGCAGGTTTTGCGACGGCGCTGTCGGCACAGTCGTTACGCCCCATTTTGCTCTTTGAAGGGGAGTTTGCGTCGGGTTGGGTGCGGGTCTGGTCCGGACTCGGAGAGCTTGCCTGGGATGGCAAGATCTGGACCGGCATGGGCAGCCTCATCAGCATTGGCGCTGTTGAGGAAACCAGCGATGTGGTCGCGAGCGGAACCATGATCTCGCTCTCGGGCGTGCCGCTCGAGATGGTCGGAATTGCCATCGAGGAAGCGCGGCAGGGCAAGCCGGGACGGGTCTGGTTGGGACTACTGGACGATGACCTGAGCGTCATCGCCGATCCGGTGCAGGCCTTCCAGGGACGGCTCGATGTGCCAGAGATCACGGACAATGCACAAAGCTGTACCGTGACCATCAGCTATGAAAGTCGGCTCATCGATCTCAATAGACCGCGCAGTTGGCGCTACACCCATGAAAGCCAGCAAGCCCTTCACCCCGGCGACCTTGGCTTTGAGCATGTCACGACCATTCAGGACAAGGAAATCACCTGGGGGCGTGGATGAGACGACCGGATTGGCAAGTTCGACTGGCCGTTGCCATCGAAGCCGCACGGGAAATCCCATTTTCCTGGGGGTCACATGATTGCGCAACCTGGGCCTTCGATCTCCGTCGTGACCTGACCGGCAGTGAGGATATCGCAGCTCTCTGGCGCGGACGCTATCGAACGGCACTGGGCGCGCATCGCGTCATGAAACGCCTCGGCTGGGTCAGTCTCGGGGCAGCGGGGCGGGATCTGCTCGGGACGCCCTTGCCCTCAGTTCTACACGCCAAGCGCGGCGATCTGGTCTTGGGTGGGTCAGAGCCAGCGTTCGCGGTCTGTGTCGGAGCCAAAGTTGCTTTCGTTGCCCCGGATGGTCTCGTTTTTATTTCGCTCTCTGCCTGCTCGCTCGCCTGGAGGGTCTGAGCCTCATGCCACCAGTTGTTCTTGGGGTTGCCGCATTGGGCGGCGCGGCCCTTGCCGCGGGAGGGATCGGCGCGGCGTTGGCGGCCGGTGGTCTGATTGGTATCGCGGCGAACTTCGGCGCCTCGATGCTACTGTCTGCAGCAGCGCAGGCGCTCATGCCACAGCCCACGTTGGCGATGCAGGCACGAACCGTGACCGTGCGCGAGCCGGTGATGCCCAGGGAGATGGTCTATGGCCGCGCGCGCAAGGGCGGGGTGATCGTCTTTCTTCATGCAAATGGTGACAAGGATCAGTACTTGCATCTGGTCATTGTTCTGGCAGCCCATCGTGTCAAAACAATCGGTGCGATCTATTTCGAGGGCGAAGAGGTCATCGATGCCAGTGGCACGGCGCAGGGACGCTGGTCTGGCAAGGTCACAGTGGAAAAACGCCTTGGCCATGAGGACCAGACGGCCTTTGCAGGGCTTGTCGAAAGCGTTTCCGAACATTGGACCGAGGATCACCGCCTGGCAAGCTGCGCTGCGATCTATCTACGCCTGACCTATGACGCTGATGCTTTCCCGGGTGGTATTCCAAACATCACCGTCGACATGGAGGGGAAGGACGACATTCTGGACCCGCGTTCCGGAGAACAGGTCTATTCAGAAAACGCTGCTCTCTGCGTTGCCGATTACATGGCGCATGCGACCTACGGGATTGGGGCTGGCATCGGTGCTGAGGACGGTATCGACGTCGATACGCTGGTTGAGGCCGCGAATATCTGCGACGAGGCGGTGCCGCTTGGGGTTGGTGGAACGGAACCTCGATACACGTGCAATGGCGTTGTGACGCTGTCGGAAAGTCCGAAAACCATCATCGAGGCGATGCTGACCGCCATGGCTGGGCGCTGCATATGGCAGGGCGGGCGATGGCGGCTGCAGGCAGGGGCCTATAGTATTCCAGAAGTCACGCTTGATGCGGAAGATCTGCGCGAGGGCGGTCTGCAACTCACCACGCGTCTCAGCCGGGCCTCGAACTTCAATGCGGTGCGGGGACAGTTTGTCAGCCCCGAGAATGACTGGCAGCCGGATGACTTTCCGGCTTATGCCTCGGAGGTCTACCTTACCGATGATGGCGGCGAACGGATTTGGCGTGATATTGCGCTGCCTTTCACAATATCGGCTGCAGCCGCCCAGAGGTTGGCAAAGATCGAGCTTGAGCGTGCGCGACGCCAAATGAGCGTGAAGTTCGATGGCAAGCTGAGCGCCTGGTCTGTGGCGGTTGGGGAGACCGTGCAGCTTGATTATGCCCGCTGGGGCTTTGCCACAAAGCCATTTGACGTCCAGTCGATGCGGCTGGACCTGGTGCAAATGGGCGATGCGCCGCTTTTGGTGCCGGAACTTGTTCTGCGCGAGACCTCGCCACTGATTTACGATTGGGATGCGTCCGAGGAACAGATTTACGCGGCCGCACCCCGCACGAACCTGCCATCGGCCTTTGCCGTTTCGGCACCAGGGCGCCCGGAGATCTCTGAGGAGCTATACATCACCCGCGACGGCGGAGGGGCAAAGGTATTGATCCGTGTGACCTGGGCGGCGGCTGCCTCGAGCTTTGTCGGCCAGTATCAGCTGGAGGGGCAGCGTGATGGGGGAGCTTGGCTCGATTGTGGCCGTACCGGTGGCACCATGCTGGAATTGCGTGATGCAAGCCCGGGGCACTGGAAGTTCCGCGTCAAGGCGATCTCGGTATTGGGTGTGTCCTCCGAGTGGCGAACGCGCGAAGCAGAGATCCTCGGGCTCACCGCTCCGCCCGAGGCGTTGCAAAACGTGACGCTGCAAACCGCGGGCGGTCTTGCGATCCTGAAATGGACCAGGGCGGCCGATCCGGATGTGCGCGTGGCCGGCAATATCGTCATTCGCCACAGCACCGAAGGCATCCCCACCTGGGCCAATAGTTATTCCATGGACCGGGTGGCGGGATCCGAAGCCATTGCCGTGGTCCCGCTCAAACCCGGTAGTTATCTGATCCGGGCCGAGGACAGCGGTGGGCGGCTCGGGCCGGTCACGACAGTGAGCACCAAGGGGGCGCAGGCTCTGAGCTTTGCACCCATCGACAGTTTGCAGGCTGACCCGGGCTTTCCCGGCGGGACCACGGATCTGATGGTTGTTGGCAGCACGCTGCGGCTGACCACAGGCACGGATGAACAGGGCGTGCCCAGCACCAACACATTGGAGGGCCTCTATAGCTTCGGGGCGGGGCTGGATTTTGGCGCGGTCCGCCGACTTCGACTACGTAGCCAGATCAGCGTGGCGGCGCTGGCGCTTCTGGATCAGATCGATGCGCGGGCGGAGCCCATTGATGCCTGGGCGGATTTTGACGGTACGGAAGGGGCGGAAATCGATGTGGTCGTGGAGGTGCGTGAAACCGATGACGATCCTCATGGAACGCCCAACTGGGGTCCTTGGGGTCGTGTCGACAACCATGAAATCGAAGCCCGGGCAATCGAGGCACGGGCCTGGCTCAGGACGGGCGACCCTGTGTTTACGCCGGTGGTGAGTGCCCTGCGGCTTCATGCGGACGAGGTGGCTTGATGACGCAAACAAACAGCTTTGTGATCGAAAATGACAGCGGTCTGGCTGTGCGCACCAGGATCAACGAGGTTCTGGCCGCGCTCCAGTCGGCAAATGCCGGGCCAATCGAGCCGACAGATACGCGCCCGGGCATGCTGTGGTTCGACACCAGTGCCTCTCCGCCCGTTCTGAAGATCCGCGATGCGCAGGACAGCACATGGCAGGAGTTCCTTGATGGCGGCACTTACTGATACGACCAATTCAATCGGAAGACCCTCATGACCGAAGGCAGCTTCATCGAAACCATCAACAGCTTCTTTGGAGGCGCGCTAACCACGTTGATCGGCGCTTTTACCGGACGCCTGATGTACCATTCAGGAGAGGTCAGGCTTGGTCGGCGCCGTTTCGTTGGCAAAGAACTTCTGTGGGAAATCCCAGTAGCGGTCGGCATGGCCATCATTGGTGAAGCGGTCGCAAGCTATCTGGGACTGACACAGCCTGTCAGTACAGGGCTGGTGGCCATGCTGGCATACCTGGGCCCCCGTGGCACAGAAGCCCTTCTATGCGCCTGGCTCGGGCGCAGGAAGTAGGTCTTCAGCCCGACCTTAAATCAAGACATCCATCAACGACTTCACCCGCCGCTCTCCGCGTGCGGGGCAAGGAGGCTATTGCTATGACCCCTTATGACATTGCCAAATCCTACATTGGCGCCACCGAAGGTCCTGGGCCGGCAAACAACCCGGTCATTCTCGAAATGTACGCCTCGGTCGGCCACGATTGGGTGGAGCATGACAGTGTGGCCTGGTGTGCAGCTTTTGTGGGCCACTGTTTGGAACAGGCCGGGATCCGCTCGACGCGGAAACTGACCGCGCGCTCTTATCTTGATTGGGGTGTGCCGGTCGACATCGCAGAGGCGCAACCCGGAGACATAGGCGTCATCCCACGTGGATCTTCCAGTTGGCAGGGACATGTCTTCTTCGTCGACCGGATCGAAGGCGGCTGGATCTGGGGGCTTGGTGGCAACCAGGGTGATGCGGTTAATGTCAGGCGCTATCCGGTCTCAAAACTGCTCGGTATTCGTCGAGCCGGACACGTAGCTCCGGCTACGCGCCTGTCCGTGCGCCAGGTGCAGCGGCGTCTGAAGGACCTTGGCTATCATGAGGTTGGCGTTGCCGACGGCTTGCTCGGATCACGAACGCGGGGCGCGATCCTTGCGTTTCGAGATGATCATGCATTGCCGTTGCTCCCGATTATCGATGTCGCACTGGAAGAGGCCCTTGTGGCCGCAGAGCCGCGACCTGTCGCACCGGAGCGTGCAGCCGGTATGCCGAAGCGCAGTCGTATTCTCGCTGCCAGTGACGCCCAGATCGGTGTCGGGCTTTTTGGTGTCGTTGGGACCGTTACTGCGCAGGCCGCACCGATCCTGTCGGACGCTGAAGCAGCGCAGGACGGGGTGACGCGGTTTATCGATCTGCTCAGTTTAAACGATCGCCTGTCAGGACTGGCGCCGTGGATTGGCCTGCTGTGCTTCGTCATTGTGATCATTAGCGCCGTGCATGCCCGTCATGCCCGGATCGAGGACCATCGTACCGGAAGGACGATGTGAGCATGTTTGGGTTCATCACCAGCGTTCTGGCAGGGTTGTCGCGAAGGGTGGCTCTTTGGCTCAGCCTCGGTCTGGCTCTGCTCTTGGCTTTGGCAATCACTTGGAGGCGGGGCAGGGCGGCAGGCAAGGCCGCCTTTGCCATCCGCCGTGCCGAGGCTCGTATTTGCGCGCTCACAACCTCAAGGGATACACGGTATGACGTTGAAACCTCTGATCCTGCTGACCGCAATCTCCGCCTTGACCGCTGGATGCGGGATTGATCGGCGTTTCCTGCATGAGGATTGCGATTGGGCCCAGCCGATCCGTCCGTCGCGCGCAGACGTGCTGTCGGAAAACACCAAATCCCAGATCCTTTCCCATAATGAGATTGGTGCGCGTCTGTGCGGGTGGCGCCCATGACCACAGTGCTTACTGAAGGCCCAGCAATCCTGATCGGCTATGAATACCGCTTGCAACTCGAGGCGGAGAGCGTGGTGTTTCCGGAGGAAGCGCGTTTTGCCGGACAAGTGCGGGCAAATCTCAATGACGAAACCGTGCTGGCCACGTTGAGCAGTGAAGGCGGCACGATCCTGCGGCGCAGCGACAACACGATGGAACTCATCATTCCGGAGACGGTGACGGCCGCGCTCGCGCTCGGATCCGTCGTTTTGGATCTGGTGCGGATCGATCTTGTTCCGCCGCAGCACTTGAATGTCTTTGTGGAAATCCCCGTTCTGCGTCCCGTAACCCGAGGGATTTGATCATGTCGGGGATCGTCAATCTCAGCGCTGCAACGGGTCCGATCCGGCTGAGGGTCGCTTCCCATGAACAGATCGCACTCCGGTTGGGATCTATTCCGATCGGGCTTCGTCTGCTCGGCGCTCCAGGACCGCAAGGTATCCCGGGCCCACAAGGCGACAAGGGCGATCAGGGTGTGCCCGGGATCACCATTCTTCCCACCGATACTCCCATCAATGGAGGGCATTTCTAATGGCCAACACCATCCAGTGTTGGTTTTCATTGAGAACTGACCCGGTATTTTCACCGAGATTTGACCCACCCTTTATTGTTTATCAGCGGTCATGATTTGGTCAATGGCTGCGTCTCCTTTCGTGTTTTCTTTGCAGCTTCTG